TCTTCACATCACCAGCAAGCACGGTGCTTATGTGAATAAGCGTAAGGTTGGTCGTCAAGAGTTCTTTGACACTCTTGATGCCTGGGGTAAAGATCCCAGCCGTAAGTTCATCATGTTCCACTATAGCATCCTGTCTGAAGGTATCAACGTGCCTGGTCTTACCCATACTATTCTCCTTCGCAACCTGCCTGTGATCGAGATGGCGCAGACTATTGGACGTGTGATTCGTCTTGATCGCCAGGATGCTGCTGACATCGCTGCTGGTAAGATCCCTGCTGGCAAACTTGATTTCTATCGCAAGCGCACTGGTTTCGTGACTGTGCCTGTCTTCACCAACTATGGTAAGCAGACTGAGAAGCGTCTCCAGCGTGTTGTGGATGCCATCTTTGTCAAAGGTGTCGCTGCCACTGAGTTTATCTGAAATGTAAAGATAGTGTGAGGATACGTTGATATCCTCACAAAACAATCTAAAATAGTAATACTACGTTAGACTACCATGGATCACCAAAAGCACGAAAAGAGACGCGATGCTCTGGGTTTGTTCTACGAAAGCGTATTGAAACCTGACTCACAACTGCGTCAGTGTGCTCACAACCAAGAATGTTTCCATGAGTTGATGGAATGGCGCTCAGAAGTGCTAGAATACCTTGACCGTCGCCGTAATGAGGAGTTCAACTAATGACTGGACACGAATTTGTAATTGAAGGGCGCCCTGAAATGAATGTAGATTGGGAAAAGCAGTATCGTAAGCAGCGTAAAGATCGCTTGACTGATGCTGTTCATGACTATTTGGATGATAAGGACACTAGTATCCTTGAATTCTATAATGATCTGCGCGATATTATCGTGGAGATGAACACTTACCATAAATCCTTCGCTGAAAAGGCGGAGGGTGCCCTGCTGCTGGTTCATGGCAAGTCCAGCACAGAAAATGATGATGTTGAACCTCCTGCCGAATCCTGGAATGGATGAGAAAACTAAACTGATCCTCGCTTTACAGCAGGTTGATAATCTGGTACAATTGCTCAAGGATAATGAGTATGAGAGATATCTTTATTCTCATCTCATTACTCTTGATGTAGAACTGAAGAGACAATTATCTCATCATGAAATTTGAATATGGAACACCAGTTCAATACCAACATACCAAAGGTTGGGTAAATTTTATTTGTGATGACTATATCACAATCTGTTTTATTGATCGACCAGACAAACATACCAGAACTGGTCGTTACCAAGCAAATCTTTTAGTTTTTCGTGAATATTGGCATGAAGTACGCAGTTGTGTGGATGAAACAAAAGAAGAACAAGAAGACGAAACAACAAGCTATTTTCTACAATCTAGAGGATGCGATTATGTGGGAGCAGCATGTTAATAAGACATTACATGCTAAAACTGAACTCCACCCGATCTGGGGTGACAGTTGAAGAACTGGTTGGGGAGGGTTGACGCCCTCCCTTTTTCATGCGATACTATCAGTATCAAAGCAACGCACCATGAAGATCCGCACTAACTCTTCGATCAAGACAGAATCCATTGGGGTTGAAGCACGTCTTCGTGACTTTCTGGGTGCTGATAAACCTTTGCCTGAGCATAAGGGTAAGCACACTGACGATCTCTGGTTCAAAGAGGACAATTTCTTCGCAGAGCATAAAGATTGTACTGCTCAGAAAGTTGGTTTGAATCAAGTTCATTGTACTCGTTATGAGGTTATTATTGTAGACCTCAGTGGCAACAAATACTATGACTATGATTATGCTGTAATCGACCCTACTACTATTCTTAAAAAAGTTTTGAACAAGAAAGGACAACACTCTCACAGTGCTATTGAGTGTGCTCAAGTCAACCTCAATCCCACTGAAGTTGCTAAGTATGGTTGCATGGAAACCGAACTTCGTGCTAAAATCTATGAAGCATATCGTATCGGTGAGCAGAATGTCAAACTGAAGCAGTTTGCTGAAGAGAAAGCGAAAGCGATTGTTGACCGTGCTACTCAAGACATGAAAGATTTGGAGACCCTGTTGAATGATTGAAAATTTAGATTGTCTAGACTACCTCAAGACTCTTGAGGATGATAGTGTGGATCTGGTAGTCACAGATCCACCGTATTTCATTGGATTTGATGGTGGTAAGGGATGGGATTCTCAGTGGAACAGTGAGCATGAGTATCTTGATTGGTGTGGACAGTGGACGGCAGAGTGTGTCCGTGTTCTAAAACCCAATCGTATGTTCATTGTGTGGGGTACACTCAAGACGGAGACATTCCTGCGCTACAAACTACAGACCACAGATAATCATGCTGTGCTCACACCACAGAATGAGATCATCTGGTCATACAACTGGGGTGGACGTGCTAAGACTAACTTTGCTCGCAAACATGAGTATGCGTGGTGTTGGTCTAAAGGCGCGGAATTTCTGTTCAATGATGCGGAAATTCGTGTGGAACGTAAGGTGAAGAAGAATCTACGCACTGGTCAAGACTACACTCAGGGCACTATTCCCACCTGTATTTGGGAGAAGAACAACCACACCACGTCTAAAGATTACTGTGGTTGGCATCCTACCACCAAGAATCTTGAGGTGATGGAACGTATTGTCCGCGCATATACCAATCCTGGTGATACTGTGCTGGACATCTTTATGGGTTCTGGTTCTACTGCTATCGCAGCAAAACGTGCTGGTCGCAATTATATTGGTTGCGAACGCGATACAGAGTATTATGCCAAGAGCATCGAGCGCATCGGGCAACTGGGTGTGACAGCTGTCAAACCGCCCACTCACCATCCCCTGTTCCCCTGATGCCGTGTATGATTACAAGGTAATCGAGAGACACCCATGCAACTCCAAACCTCTGCCACCCAGATCGACTTTTTCCCCTGTGCTGGTGGCAAGCGTTTCGTCAAGCGTGTGATCTGGCACCCCACTGAAGAGATCTCCCAGGAGATGACTTCTTTCAGCACCTGTGTCAAGTCTGACGCTCTCTACGACATCCGTAACTACCTTGCTAACGGCGCTGAGGTCACTGACTTCAACACTGAAGCGTACCAAGGTTCTGATTACTCCCCCGTGTATTGCTGATGATAGAATTTCCACACACTCCTCCTGAAGGATATTCATATGAATTTGACGATTTCAAGCGTGGTATTATTCGTATTTGGTGCGTTAATCATTACGAATTCAGCTATACCTCCAAGCAAGTCAAATCCGTATGGGGATTTTATAAACCCAGTAAGAAAACTTACTATGCTCCCATCCGATCAGATAAGGTAGGAGATGTGGTTGACATTCAGGATACCACACCTTATAGTGCAATGCAAATCCTGAAACCGATGCGTCCTAGCGTCCTAGCGTTCTGCTAGAGGCACCCAGGAGCGCCTGTAACCCACCTGAATGACTTATGACCTATCCCTGCCCCTCTGTCGCCACTGAAGTGCCCCTAGACACTCAGGAACTGAAAGTCCTGATCGATGTGCTCTGGGGTGCTCCCATCTCTGTGGTGCGTGAATCAGCAAAGCGTCATGGCGTCGATGATTGCCAACTTGAAGGACACTTGTCAAAGTGTCTCGGTCGTGCCCTCAGCGAGCTCGACTGACGCTATACTACTGAGGTAGTCAAGGGAATGACCCATGATCACTGACGACACCCAAACTGCTCAACTCCGTCGCACTATCATCAACAGTGTTGATAACTATGATCTTCAACTCTTGAAGCGTATTGCTTACGAGTGCCGTTGTGAAGAGATGGGTATCAATCCTGATGGTAAGTTCCTCTACACTGACATTGACTGATGAAAACTTACGTCTTCTGGATCATTCTTGCTGTTGCTGGTATTACATCCTACAATGTATTCTTAGCACAACGAGATCTCAAAATGTTTGAAGCATACGATCAAGCGTGTGCTGCTCTACCTCAACCTCATCCAGATTGCCGCTACGCTAAATGATTACCCAAGAAGATCGAGAGTTTGTTGACTTTCTCTTCGGCAAACTCCTCAAGCATGTTGACACTGACATGTTAGATTTGCAAGACGATGACTCTTGCTCTGACCACATTAACTTTGAACAACTTACCCTACTCTAATGTATTGGAAATTGATTGACAAACTGATACTCATTGCTGCCTTTTGGTCTGCTGTGATTGTCGCTGTGTCTCGGTTCATCTATCGTAGTTGGACTGAGAACAATGTAAATGACAAACTGCGTGTGTTTATCCACAAAGTTTCTACTCTCATCGCTAACATTTCTAACACCATCGCTACTGAAACCAAATGATTGAAGAAGTAATGCTTGACCGCTGGCTCCTGGAGCAGATCGAAGAAGAATACGACATGATGGAGATCGACAACGACATGCCAGTTGAGGAACTGTCACAGGAGGTCTTGGAACTGCTCTCCTGAGCCCTATACTGATTACATCAGCAAGGGACACCACCCATGACCTACTCCCACTACAAGATCGAGATCGACATGCCCGAGACAGAGATCCCCATCGTGTATTTCCGCAAGTGCAAGAAATGCACCACTGCCAAGGGCATGGATCGTCAGCACAATCGTATGGTGAACGAGGCATGTGATGCCTGGCGTCAGTATGACTTCAAGCGTCTCACCGTGTCCCGTGTGCCAGCTGAGGAAGTGGCATGATCAGTCTCCCAAACCCCACCGTTTCACCCTATACTGACTTCAGTTCAGACAACGACATGACCACCGCCACCTTCGCTGAGTACTGCGCCACCGCTGATGCTCGCAACACTATCGAGTTGAACATTCGTAAGTATTGCCTGATGCTGTGTGATGCCCTGGAGCAGAACTTCAAGGATCGTAACCATGGCAAAGTCGGTGGTTATGATGCTCCTGAGTATAAGTTTGTGATCGAGACTGGTCGCAAGTATCACAAGATCATCATGGAAGTTCCTAACCACAATCGCCCTGCTTCCCGTAGTGTTCATGCCTTTGTTGACAAGAAGACTGGCGAAGTTTACAAGTCTGCTTCTTTCAAAGCGCCTGCTAAAGGTGTTCGTTTCAACCTTCTGTTGATCAAAGACCGCGAGTGGTTGCTTGAGAACGCAGACTGGGCGGGTTCGTATTTGTACCAGCGTTGACATTCCGCGCCTTTCCTGCTAAATTACTACAGAGTTCAATCGCTTCTCCTCTCATGAAACCTCCTGTCTACTATCTGGTCGCTAACGAACAAGCGTTCGCGCTTGAAGATGACGGTATCACAGTGTTCGGTGCGCCTGTTGATCCCGATGGTAATATTGATTGGGAATATGCTTACGATTTCGATCCTAATCAGGAAGATGTAGAGTATGTTGCTTACATGAGCAAACTTCTCATTGACTCTGCTAAACTGTACTACGAACACAACGTTGAGGTCTTCACCAAATGAACATGCTACAAGAGTACATCCGCGAGTTCATCAATCCGTATCCCAATCGTTACACTCGTGGCAACTGGGAGATCCGTGTCCTGCCTCATGAAGACCTTGATTATGATGGTGTGCAGAAGTTCTGGCGTCTGTTCAAGAAGTTTCCTAACGACTTCGCGGCAGCAGCAGTCTCTCTGCTCCCTGATGATGTAGAATTCATTCAGTACGACCACCTCAACAACGTCCTCTTCGCTAACAAACTATGAGCACTGATACCGAACGCCTTTCCTACCAGCGTGATCTTGTTTATGATTACTGCTGCGAGCGTTTCAAAGAACTGCTAGCAGAAGATCGCCACGGAGATGCCCTTGCTATTGCTGATGAGTTCTTTGAGTGGTTAGACCCTGATCAAATGGACGAAGAAGAAACCCTCTACTACAATGAAGAAGAACTCCTCCAACTCTATGTCCAACGCACCGCTGATCAGTGATGAACTGCGCGACCTGATTGTCAGATACATGGAAGCATGTAAGAGTGATGATCGGGTCGCTCAAGAGTCTATCTTACAAGCAATCAGAGAGCAAGGCATTCAAGATCATGAAAATTACAATCGAACTAGGTGAAGATCTCCAACTAGAGTATCAGTCATGGTTGGATGTGAAACAATCGCTAGGCATCGAGCGTAGCATCAACAATTTCCTTTATTACACATACAACTATGGCACGTTCGCTAATCCTAAAAACCCTGATGACAATGACCCTATTGATGGGTAATGTTGCATCTGCTGCTGAGGACAAGATCACCAAGGGTTTCTATTCTTATGATGCCATGGGTTGTATGCTCATGCGTGAGTGTAAGAAGGATGTGAAGGAAGTGTTCAGCATGTTAGACATTAGTTCTAACTATGAGAACATGGAAGCATTCACACCAGTGGCACAAGAGTTCAATAATATGCTTATGACACTCAATCAAATTGGTGTCAAAGTATATCTTGCTGATGAGAGATACTTTCCAGTTGGTCACCGTGGTGTCTACCATACTGTGAGCAATGCATTCTTCTTGAACAAGACATACATGCATCGACCTAATGTGTTGATGAGTGTAATGCGTCATGAAGGATGGCATGTAGCACAAGATTGTATGGCAGGTAGCGTCAAGAATAGCATGATTGCTATTATCATGCCAGAGGAGAAAGTACCACCTCTGTGGAGAGAAATGGTAGAGAAGACCTATCCAGCGTCAGCAGTGCCATGGGAGGCAGAGGCAACATGGGCAGGAAAGACCGCTGGGATGACCCAGAAGGCGCTTCAAGCATGTGCTAAGGGTAGCATGTGGGAGGTCTACGAGCCAACCCCTCTCACGCGCCAATGGTTGAAGGAAGAAGGTTACATCAAATGACCTACACTAATGAAGAATTGATTACTGCATTGGTCAAAGAGTATGAATGGTTATGTCATGATGACTTTGATCCAGATACAGACCCCACACCAGAAGAATATCTTGACAGCATCAAGGATCTATCCTATGATGAACTAGTAGAAGAGACACAGACTGACGACATCTTCACCCTTGATCAATTCATGAGGACATATTCATGACCTACGAAGCAAAAGTTCAATTCAAATTTGATGCTACGTTCACTCCCACCTATGGGACATCATCTTGGACTGATGATGACTTCATCCCAGAAGAGCATTATCTGATCACTGCACCTGCTGCTGATCTTACTGCCAAACAGTATTTCAAACTGTTTGAGAAGTTCATGCTCTGTGTGGGTATGTCTCCCAGTTCTATTCGCTCTGGTGCTATGTCATTGGTATTCAATGATTACACCAACGAAGAAGATCAGCGTAAGGTCTGTAAAGAGTATGAACTCACTATGGATGAGGACCTGGACAAGAAGTTTGAGGAGTGGAAGAAGCGTGATGAAGAATGGGAACGTTTGAAGAAAGGTCCCATGGGTACAGTTGAACTACAACAATAGGAAGATCTTATTGGGTTAGAATAATGGGGATGTTGGATTTTTTTAGATCATCATTTGATCTTGGACCTGAGTTTACTAATGTAACCTGTCAGACAAAAGACATTGAAGATGGTATTGGTGGCACTATGTCACAATACTGGTTAGATCCTGCTGGTTATTTGTATCTGATTGATTACGCTCATACTGCTGATCTAAAGATCTATGAACCAGGAGATCCTGAGTATGTTGAAGATCGAGCATGGATGAACTTTGAGTGGGTGCCAAATGGTAATCGTGGTAGTGTAAAATTACATCCTATTACCAAATATGTTGAGGTTCATCCTGAGGGATGGGAAGGACCGTGGGAAGATTGGCCTAGATGTAGAATTCATTTCAAGTATGGGAGACTAATGGACTATGAGGACATTACGGGACGATAAATAACTATGCCTGTTTGGGTCGCACTTTTCAGGTAGGGGAAGTAGAAATGCTTCCCTTATAAATAATATTGCGATCCAAAAAACAGAGCAGATGGAATATTATACTTACGCATACTTGCGTGAAGATGGAACACCTTACTATATCGGTAAAGGTAAAAATCGCAGAGCTTTTGATAGAAAAAAGCACACCGTATTTGTTCCTTCTACAAAGAGGATACTTTTATTGAAACAAAATCTTACTGAAGAAGAAGCATTTAGGCACGAAATCTATATGATTGGTGTGTTTGGTAGAAAAGATTTGGGAACGGGTATTCTTCATAATAAGACTGATGGTGGAGAAGGTTCAAGTGGATATAGGCATACTAATGAGTATAAAAATACAATTAAACAAAAACAATTGAAACGATGGTCAAAGGAAGAAGAGAAAAATAAAATAATGGGTGATAAAAATCCATTTTTTGGTAAAAGGCACACTAAAGAAACAAAAGAAAAAATATCTGCTGATAGTAGATTGAGAACTAAAGGTGCTGATAATGGGAATTCAAAATCGTGGAAAATAACTTTTGAAAATGGAAAAGATGTAATTACTGATTGTATGAGTTCTTGGTGTAAAATAAATTCCTATAACTATTGGAGTGTCTTAAATGTGTATAAAAATCTTTCCAAAAACCATAAGGGTATTGTTTCTGTAATTCAATTGTGATACAATCTAAAAAAGGAGTTTATTATGAAAATTATTTCATTCAAACGGCGTGAAGATTATGGGACAGATCTTTATGCCCAAATTCTCTATAACCGTCACTGGGCACTGTTTCAAGGTTCTGTGAGTTGGAATGATTATGCTGCATGGCCCTACATTCAAATCAAATCAGGCAACGGTAGCACGTTGAGTATTATGCTTTGGGCGTACAAATTTGGTCTTGATGTTGGTATCATAGAACGTACATGGAACTGGGATCGAATTGACCAATACCTCGAAGATCATGAGGCAGAGGAAGATCCACAGCAACCCTATGACTAAACGAAACTTCACCAAAGAACTCCTATACACATATTATAATGATATGGAAGGTGGAGATGATGTTGAATCAATTGACTATCGTTCTTTGATTTGTATTATCACTGAGTTGTGTGATAGAATAGAACAATTGGAAAAAGACAACGAACTTTTGAAATCCTATGCTTGGGAAAAATGACTGAGGATGATAAGTTTGCTCTCAAAGAGTTTCTCACTGGTGCTGGTGTGGTTGTTGGTGTCATTACTGCACTTTTGATTGTCCTGTTCGTGCTTGCCAATGGTAGCACAGACGTGAGCAATCCCATATCATCAAATGTTGAAGTGGTTGGCAAATACAAAGAATGTGATATAATACAATGGACACAGCACAACCTTGCTGAATACAAGTATTTCCTGTATTGTGAGAAGAACAAATGAGTATTCCTAATTTTAAATCTGGTCATGACTGGGAAGCATTTACCAGTACCTTTGATCAACAATGGCATTGCAAGAGAGCATTGCTAAATCGTGTCAAGGATGATCTCTTTCCTGGTTATGAGTGGCACACACTTACACCAAAGACCTTGGAAGTTATCAATGACATGGTACAGTCTATGTTGTATGATGTAGATCGTCAGTTCAAAGAAACTCATCAAGATTATAAGACTGATGAAGATGACATGTTCATTCCCTATCGTTCATTCAAGGAGAATGTATCTGATGCGCTGAATGAAGCACTGGATAAGCGTGATCAACCATGGGCACATCCTGAGAGTAATTTACATGATCTCACACTGGGGGACAAATGATTGAGGTAACTGAAAATGACGACAAAACGTTCACCATCTCCTGGGACGAAAACGACCCGCACGAAAGCATCTTCAACGACTTCAAAGAAGAAGACTTCATCACACTCATCCAAAACTACCTCAACGCTCTCCAAGAATCTGGAGAAATTGACATCAACCAAGTCAACGAAGCAGTCAACCAAATCAACGACCACATCGAAGAAGAGTTCTTCATCGACCAGTCCGCAGAAGAAGTCCTCGAAGACATCCTCAACGCGGAAAAGTTCATCCAAGCAAGAGATCAAGATAATGAACTCTCGCAAGATAGAATTATTCCCCCACCTAAGCACTTTCCCTTATTTCCTTGAGGATCAAAGTGAAAATAAGAAATGCTGGTTCACCTGTGAAGATCATGCCCGAAAATACATCCAACGATACAATCCTCAATACAAGTTATACTGTTACACTGGAAGGTGATGATGAAGAATGTTTCCTGCCTTTACCTGATGAAGTGTTAGATCATCTTGACTGGCAAGATGGTGATATGTTAGAATGGATTATCAATGATGACAACACTATCACTATCAAAAAAGCATAATGGAACACCTATTTGTCTTTGGATTCATTATCCTACTAGTATGGGCAATGAATGCCATCGCACCAGTCAAAGATGCTATTAGACGATACAAATGACTATCACTGTACCACACCCATATACACATCAACCAACACCAGTACCACATGATATCATGCACTACTGTAATTCATTCACAATCAATGCTAATCCAGAAGATCTAGAATATATTGATTGTGTATGGATGCATATGGGTTTCTATGGCGTCCCTACTCATGTGATGAAGGACGTAAGAGATGAATTCAATCCACCACCTATTAGACCAGTATTTGAATGATTAAAGCATATCTACAACGAGTAAAAGAAAGAGCAGGTCCTATCCTACTCATGGGTAACATAATGATCATGTTCTTCAATCTACTCTACATCGGTCACAAACTAGATAACCTAGCAAATAAACAAATATTTGCTTGTCAACTTACATCAATGACAACATCAGTTTGTATAGAACAATGACATACTCAGTACAAGCATGGGATGATCAACAAAAATGTGTATTCTATTATGATGTAGTAGATGCTATTGACTATGAAGATGCTAAGGATGTGATACAACACCTACATCCAGATAAGAAAGTAATTGCTGTAGTCAAGAAGAATGATCAACTATAATACACCATATAAACTAGCAGAAATCATCAGAGATACATGGCCTAATCTTTATCGACCTAAAATGAAACAATGCTCTAAATGTAATCAACTGTTAGATGAATCGTTATTCTCACCATCATCAGGAGGAAAATATTTACGACCTGAATGTAGAAAGTGTGGATACAAACTATCAAAGGAAAGAAAACTACTCAAGCAAAAATATGGTAATCCACCACAAGGTTACTCATGTCCTATATGTCTGAAGACAGAAGAACAATTGAAAGGAACTGGTGGTAATGCATCAACATGGGTAGTAGATCATGACCACAATACTAATACATTCAGAGGACACATTTGCCATAACTGCAATAGAGGATTGGGTGTCTTTCAGGATGACATTTCACGATTCAGTAGAGCAATAGAATACCTCTCTGCTAATGAGAATCAATTAGGTTTTCAAGGTGCTTCCGTGCTAGATGCTGCAAGGGTTCTCAATAAGGTGGAGACTATTGAGAATCAATAATAAGAAATGGTTATAAAAACATAGGTAATGTGCGGTGGAGATGTTGGCTTAGCGTGTTATCTATCGAAAGTCAAGTCCACATGTGCCAGTTCTCCAAGTGTCTCAAAAACCCTCGAAGGACCTCCCAGTGCCCTATAATAGTCTCATCGGGGTTGAGGGACAGTGCTTCCAAGACATTCCGAGGTTTTCCACAATTTCCACAACCTGTGGAAAACTCAAATTCTCAAAAAGACAAAAAAACGACTTTTTGAGTTTTTTGAAAAAATGAGAAATCTCAGAAACTTAAAAATTGAGATTTTTGAGATTTCTTATCCTTTAAACTTTAACAAAACACAAATCATGACGAAAACCTACGAAAATCTCAATAGTAGTGCTATTAATAGTGTTATTATTGAAGATAATGTAGTAAAAGTAGTGTATCAAAGTAATATTGATAAGGTATATGAATTCAACTGTGAAAATGTAGAAGAATTCGAACAGAATTTGAGTGAACAACTGATTGGTGTTGAATTACAACAATCAGAAGTATCTGTTGGTCGTTTTATCAACCAACAGATCAAAGATAAAGTCCTAGTTGAATCTAAATAGTCACACAGTTTGAGTAACTAATCAATCAAAACAATGAGCAAGAATTACAATCGAAATGATCGCTACGATAAGTATAGCGAACTCGATAATGATTTCGAAGACTTTGGTTACGAAGTGAAGAATATTCGAAGGCAGACTAAAAAAAAAGTTACCAAATTCAAGAGGGAAACGGACGAATACTATGACACTTATTGAACTGTCCACTTAATCTCCCATTCGTCCCGTTAACGTGTATTGTATACATGTTGACGGGATTTTTTCATGTCTGTTCTTTACAAGGTCATCGGTTTCGGTGATAGCGAGCACGGTTTCTTTAACGAGAAAAGTGTTAGCAGCAACATCAACTTTGCCTATGGTTTCTATCAGGCACACGTTGCAGATGCTAACTGTACTGGTGCTGTTATCATCAAACAAGACCATGAATCGTGGGAGATTGTTGAAGAGTTTGGCACTGAGGGTATGTCTATCGGGTGTGGCAACTTTATGTCCTTCAGTGTAAAGAAGTCGCCTGCTCTTGTGACAGTCTGAGAAGTGGCACACAGGGGCTTGTAGATGCCCCCTGATGCTGTATTGTAGTTAAGTGTTCAGGAATTGCTTCTGTTTGATTATGTCTAACCTTGAAATGCTGACTGCTCGTGAACAACTCATGGAGGACATTGATTGTATCATCAATAATTACTTTGAATACTTTGATGTTAATTATGACGAAGAACTTGTGAAGGTTTTGTGTGATGCTGTCTGCCGTAATTTCCCCTCTAACTAACAACAACTCATCATGTCTAGGAAAGATCTCACCCTGCGATTCCGTCATCTCATGGATATCGAAGGATATTGTTTCAAAACAGACTATCAAGAAATCTCTGAACTTTGGAGAGATTATCTAGATTTCATGTTGGAGTTGGGTAACATCAACCCCAGCAAACATGCAGCGATTTATGATCACTACTGATGTGCCAGTCGGGGCAGTGTCCACCATTGACCCCAAAGCGTCCGACCCCGTGCCTATAATGACTGAAGTTCAAACAAACACATGCGTTACGAAGTCCTAGTTCCCTCTGCCCCTTACGAGTCAGAGTCCGTCTGTGATGAGGGTCGTGCCTACGATCTGTGCCTGTCCCTCGCTGAGGAGTTCGGGTATGCTGAGATCCGTCTCAACGGTCACCATATTGCCGACTACGGCGACCCCAGCACCTTCCTGGGGTGACAGTCGCCTAAGTGGCACAGCATCGGTTGATCTGTGCCCCATCTCCTGTATTGTAGTTTCAAGTTCACAAACCGCTTCACATGACCCGCAAGATCGAACGTGAGATGAATGCCGCTATCAGCAGCAACATCAACTGGTCTAAAGACAACACTCGTGTAGAGTTTGACCCCGAAACTGGTGAGTCTAAAGTGTACCTGCACGGCAACCACATTGCAGACGTAGGTGAGAACTATGTGCGTCTGTTTGACGGTGGTTGGCAATCGAACACCACCAAATCTCGCATCAATGCTATTCTCGGTGAGCATGGCATCGCTGGCGAAGGTGTATTCCAGAAGAATTATCAGTGGTTCATTCGTCTCTACAATGGCACTGAATTCTTTGTGACTGAGTTTCGCAATGGTATGAAGTTGGGTGATCTGCCCTACTCTCTGCTGCTCGCCTGAGCATAACTTAGTCCACACAATCATCACACTAACTAACATGAACGACGCTGAACTCTTCGCTCTCAAAGAGAACTATGCTGCCCACATTATCGAGGGCATGGATGTAGACAGTCTGGCACAAATGGCATACGATTTGCTACTCGATGCATACAGGGATTGCAGTGAGGATGAGATGATTGAAGAGATCAAAGATCTGTATGATGAGGAGACTTTGATCAACCTAATCCCTGAGGCGATGTAACACTTAGCACCTCTAATCTGTCATTCTCAATAGACTTTCTTATTGAGAATCGCGGCTCAAACTAGTACAACCACACTACCACGGCAGATGGCACATTACTCGCTCCCGTACCTGCCCAAGGCAGAATGGCATCCAGTTGAGCAGGTGTCCACTCAACTCGCCAAACGTGCCCTCGCTGCCCTTATAATGACTTCAGTTCGAAAGAAACGCAATTGACCAACGCCATCGCAGTTCAACCCAGCGCCTGGGGTAAGTTCGATCCTAACGGGTGCGACTGGGCGACCGATATGAACCACGCTTTCAGGATCGGTCAACTGTGGGGAGAGGAATGCATGATCTGGATGTGCCCCCCTAACGGTGACCCCATCCGCTGGTGTCGCACCGATGCCAACACCAACGCCATCGCTGATCTGATCTTTGGGGTCAATCGCTGAACCGTCCACTATGCCCCTGGAATCGTCCCACCCTGTGCCTATAATGGTTTCATGAACAACGACCAACGGATACGTGCCAACCTCGCTGCCTTCGGTGAGAACTATACACCCCCTCGGAACTGGTGTCAGTCCGAGTTCTTTGGGCGGGGTTGCTGCCTGACCCCTAAGCAAGTTGAGAAGCGCCGCCGTCGTGCCCTGTGGACCGCCTGAGGCACTGTCCACCATTTCCCCCAAAGCACCCCATCTGCTGCCATACTAGTCTCATGAACAAAACACCTGACCTCGCCGCCATCATGGCATCCTACACTCAACAGCACAACGCCATGATGGCACGATCTGCCGCCAATCGCAAGGCGTTCGCTGAGGGTCGCCCTTTCCCCTTCCCTGCCCCTGAGTGCCAATCCACAACCTGGCACATCAGCGACCGCGACTGAGCGGCAGACCGACTAGGATACACACAACAAACAAACACACACAACGACATGACCAGCACCCTCTCCACTTACAACGGTTGGGCAACCTACGAGACTTGGAACGCTGCCCTCTGGATCGGCAACGATGAATTTCTCTACAACACCGCTAAGGCGTGTGTCGAGTTCTGCTCTGATGACGAGACCCCCTGGGAGAAGTTCGTGCGCTGCATGACTGACGGGCAGATCGGTCGCCACCTCGTGCAGACCCGCGATGGGGTGCGCTGGGATTCTTGCGCCATCGATGCAGACGAGATGAACGAGATGATGGCAGACCTCTGAGGGGTCGCCCCCTCCATGGTAGACTAACCACACACAACACAGCACAGCATGACCAAGCGCCTCCCCACCTGCTTCCGCCTCGCCTCTGACCTTGCCACCCGTCAGACAGGGTGGGTCAACAGCAACACCCTGCAGGGTCAGGCACACAGCGCCGCCATGATCGCAGGCGTCTACGGTGAGACCTTCCAACAGGAAGCGATCGACCGCCTGCCTACATGGTGATCCATCCTAGCACCTAGGCATTTCTCTACACTAACTCATGACAGACAAGCAACTACAGAAGATCGCTAAGATCAACGGGTGGATCAAACAACGCAACGGAGCAAAGCATCAACTATGGCAGCATCCTTCAGGCAAGATCATCACATTGCCTTACAAACCAAAGCAACACACAGCAGTGCTGCTAAGTAAGAAACTAGCAGCGGTTTAGTTAGTGACAGTGGGGGCAGTTATTTTGCCCCCCTATGTTATACCTAGGCGGGCCGAGCGAAAAGTTTGGGTCCTTCCTAACCTACAAACGTTTCCCAGCGACCTCTAAATATCATGCTATAATATTCGAAAAATAAAAAATTCCGCCATGAAAATTTTGCCCACAAAGTTCGCAAGATACTCGGTATCAGATACTGGAGTAGTTTTCAGGGATGGCAAAGAATTAAAAAGTCATGCCAGAGGAGTCATTACAGAAAACGGCACCAGATATCAAGCAGTCAATATATCAATCTATGATGACAACGGAAAGTTTGCGAAACAGATAAAGTATTATGTCCATCGCTTGGTTGCCGAAACCTTCATAGAAAATCCAGAAAATCTAACGGATGTTGACCATATAGACAGAAACAAAGAGAATAACCATGTAAAAAATCTACGGTGGTGCAGTAGAATTGATAACATGGCATGGAACGCAAAAGCATTCAAAATTACCGATACAAAAACTGGAAAGATTTATGAAGGGCACAATAACATTTCATGGATTAAAGAAAACTGGGAATGGATCTCAAAAAGAACTAAGATGGATATAGTGTCTTACACTAAGTATCTAAACTATAGAAAGAAAGCATGTGGACTAGTGATCGAGAAGTATGACCGATAAATATTGTTCGAGGGACCTGTATATAAAAAATTTCGCCCAGAAAAAAATTATGGAAAAAGTCGATCAAGATTTATACGCTCGTGCCTTAGCAAACTTCGACGCATTCTGTGATGGATTTGAACGAGCAGCATCAGAAAGTTTCCTCAGAGGAGACGGACCAACAACCCTTGACCAATACACTGACAAGTACAGAACAACTCCTCCAAGAGCTGTTGAGGAAATTAGTGGAATTGGAAGTGAGGGTACAGTCACTGGAACGCCCGCAATTGATGTACAAGCGACCGAACTCCCAGGAGCATGAGAAAATCTCTGAAACATTAGATTATCTTCACAATAATGTCGAGGGAATCAAAAGGGATCTAATGAGGGTCGCGCAGACACGATGACGACCACAGTAACAATGACACCTAACGCACAGGTGCTTGTAACGTCCCCTACAACGTTCGAACTAAAGCCTACGCCTACCACACCGTTATACTCGGAAACACCCCGTACAGGGGAATATCCGTGGTTATACGAGACAATTAACCCTGCGTTGTCTATAGAGGTTATTGCGGCAGGGATATGTGCTCCGATACCGCCAGGGACACCCAATCTCATCACAGGCATGACACTGACCCCTGGACATGCAGTGGGGACTGGACCAGGGTGTTCCATTTTAGTGGGACCTGTGGGTAATATACCAGAGATGCAATTGCCACTCTTTGCAGAACCTTCGATTACCTATGGGTCAATTACATATCCTCCACCAGGCGTTCCGACAGCAACACTCTTAGCGCCTCTGACTGGTTATTATAGTGAGAGGTACTTTTATGATGCTGAGTATATTTTTGCGACATACTATGAAACCCAAGCGCCGAGTCGCACCGACAAGTTAACACTTATTGATCCTTTAGTGGGTAAGAAGACAATACCGCTGACAGAGTTAACGGAGATACTTGCCAAAGCCGATAATGGTAGGATCAACAAATCAATGTTCCCTGGAGATCCAATTACTATTCCACAACAGTCTTTATATAATGATGACCCTGATACAGTGATTACTAGTGGTAATCCATACTTAGAGGGCGCGACGACAGATGTGAGTGCATGGATTAAGTTTAAACCATCAGAGATCGAACAAATGATCTATTATTATACGTTAACCGTGACTCATACGTGTCCACCGTATATTACTAGATTCTATGGGACAATGACAGTACAGAACAATTGGAATGCTGTACAACAGAGGTTACAGTATTATCTAAATAAGGCAACGGGAATTATACCAGATCCAGATGCCAGCACTTAAGGGAATGTCAAGGTTAGGGGACATCACATCAGGTCATGGTTGTCATGCGCCTGTAATCGGTCTTACAGCGTCTCCAAACGTTTATGTGAACAATCTACCTGCCCACTGTGCTACAAACACCACAGTGCCTCATACATGCGGTACAGACGTACATTCTGACGTATATACTCTAGGTAGTGCGAAAGTGATGATCAATGGTCAGCAAGCAATGCCAATTGGTGGGACATTACTTCCTGGAGGAACTGTTGCAGAGGGTTCCCATAATGTGTTTATTGGTGTATAATATAGAAGTCAATTATTTTTTGAATTATGGCACGAGCAAAAGTTGGTCTTAGTGGTAAGAAGATCATTGAGTCAAAACCCAAAACCACACGACAGGGCAGCAGCAAGAACACGAAATATTCTGCTACCAGTCGTAATTGCGCTAAAAAGCGTTATCGCGGACAAGGAAGGTAATGAAAGATTTACTGTTCATCTCACAGGACAAAGAGATGGCACTCATTCAGGAGATGTCATACAAGATCAAGATGTCAAACTGGGATATTCATCCTAGTAAGACTTGCTTCTTGTGCGTGTCTCCTGATTACTCCAGTATTGTAACTCAGCATCTCTCGCATTCATTGTCAATGGATCGGGAGATTTTTCATATTGAAGCAGTTAATGTGCCGTTTCCTGATGAAAACCCCACTCAATATCAAGTTAATTTTGAGTTAGATTTTGCTGAGTGGGTATTAGATTGGGATAACTTTGTGTTATGTGAAGCAGGGGTAATCCGAGGTGGCAATTATACTTGGATTACTAAAGCAATGGAAAAGTTTGTAGACAAGAATTACTACACTTTATCATTATGTGAAAATATCCATAGTAAATATAAGAGTGATCTGGTTTCACTTTATTATGATGATACCATCGAAGATTTGCATTTTTGGTGGGAACGACCAAATAATCATTGGACATAGGGATAGCAACCCCAAAAAAAGTTCTAATCAAACTTTTTCAAAGGAGAACTATGGGATTATTTCCAGTAGACAAAAGTGAAGAATTTATCGAAGAAGGTATGACACTGATTACTGAAACAGACAGTGACAGATACCTAGATGCCGCCGCAAAGCGTCGTAGGGCAAAGATGAAGGAAGAACTATACCCACTGCCCGAAGACCGCATGGAGCGTCCTTGTGGAGGGGCAGGTGGATTTGATGACTTTGTAGAGCGTTGGCACGAGTGAATAAATAGAAACAGCCTATTGTTGTGTCTAAATGCCGACCTTTCAGACATTCAAAGATTTGAGTGTTACGTTTAAGAAGCATCCTGTTACTGATGATTTAGTAACGGTGAAAGATAAGGCATCTATCGCTCAGTCGATTACTGCCTTGCTTCTTACTAGGAAGGGAGAAAGACCATTTCAACCTAACTTGGGTTCTGGTGTTCAACTAGTTTTGTTCGAACCACTAGATTATGCATCTGCTGGTATTCTTAGATCTGAGATTCTAGATGTATTACAGAGGTATGAACCAAGGATTACAGTTGATAAAATCAGAATTACACCAGATTCACTGAATAATGGTTATAGTGTCGAACTGCAGTATAATATTGTCGGTAGAGACGATACACCAGTAGGAGTAGAATTCTTCCTAGAGCGTACTCGATAATGCCATATACTCAGGTTGCCAACTTAGACTTTGAAGATATCAAAGTTGCTCTGAAAGAATATCTCAGGGCAAATTCAGATTTTACTGATTATGACTTTGAGGGTTCTGCGTTATCAACGCTGATTGACACTCTCGCTTATAATACCTATTACACTGCGTTCAATACCAATATGGTAGTGAACGAAATGTTCTTAGACTCTGCTACCTTGAGAGATAATGTGGTAGCATTGGCAAAGCAGTTGGGATATAGGGCAAAATCAATTACTGCTCCTACTGCCTATATTGACTTTACTGTCAATTACAGCACTCCTGGTACAGATACCGAACTGATCTTGAAGGCAGGAACTGGGTTTATTGCATCTTATGATAATGTTTTGTATCAGTATGTTACATTAGATGATGTAAAAGTGCAGGTTCTGAATGGCAGCACCGCATTTTTCTCTCAAGTGCCAGTAAAAGAAGGAACACAAATTACAAATACTTTTACTGTAAACTCTTCTTTGACTAATCAAAGATTTGTTCTTGATAATAGAAACATCGATACTAATACAATCTTAGTTAAAGTATTCCCTACAGGTGGAAGTTTTAACGAGCAATATTTCGTATCTGACAATATCTTGGATGTTAACTCTGAGTCTAAGGTATTCTTTTTAGATGAGATTGAAGATGAGAGATACGAGATTATCTTTGGTGATGGAGTATTAGGTCAAAAGTTGCCCAATGGTGCTAGAGTTGAAGTTTCTTATCTAACAACAAATGGTCCTGCATCAAATGGAGTAAAAACTTTTGTGTTCTCTGGTATTCTTGAGAACATCAATGGTGCAACACCAAACAATAGTGTAACAATTAATACAGTTGTTCCTGCTGCTGGTGGTGAAGATAGAGAGACTATCAAAAAAATTAAGTACAACGCACCCAAAATATATGCTGCACAGAACAGAGCAGTAACTTCTAATGACTATGATGCACTGATTCGTAGAATTTATCCCGCTGTAAGTGATATTATCATATTTGGTGGAGAAGATCAAGAACCTCCACAGTATGGTCGTGTATTCATTGCAATTAAACCAGAAGATGCTTCTTACATTACAAGCATTACAAAACAAGAAATTAGAAATGAATTGAAGAAGTTTAGCATTGCTTCTGTCATTCCTGAACTTGTTGACCCATCAATTTTGTTTGTTGAGTTAACCAGTAAGATTTTTTACAATAGGGCAAAGACTAGCGATAGACCTGCACAGATTCAAGGTAAGGCAATCGGTGCGTTGACTGATTACATTGAGAATAGTGATACAGAAAAGTTTAATGGCAAGTTTAGATACAGTAAAGCAATTTCTGTAATCGATCAGTCTGATAATTCTATTAACTCCAATTTAACCTCAGTAACTATGAGGAAGGATTTTATCCCACAATTGAATAGTACGTTTTACTACGAAATTTGCTATCAAAATGCTTTTGCTGATGATGACGACCCTGTAGTATTCTCAACGGGTTTCACTGTTACAGAATACCCCAATTATACCGTCTATCTTGAAGATAGGATGGGTAGAATGGTCCTATATAGACTAGATGCTGCTACTGGTGATAAGATCGTTTTGGACGATTTTGTTGGAACAGTAGACTATGAAAAAGGTGAAGTAAAAATGAATGATCTTACGATTATCAAGGGATCATTTGCAGACAACAGAATACAATTGAGAGCACTTCCCAGACAAAATGATATTACAGCGATTAGGGAAGTCTATTTGGATGTAGACATTGCAAACAGTAGCTTTATTGCATACGCAGAGTAGTATAGATGGCAAAAATCAAGAACTCAATTTCAACTCTGATCGAGACACAACTCCCAGAGTTTATTAGCACTGAGTACGAGCTTTTTGGTAACTTCCTTACCAAGTACTACGAAAGCTTGGAGATTCAAGGCGGACCTCTTGATATTGCTAATAATTTGCAGCAATATGCAGATATTGGATTTTATGAGAATAAAATCCTAGAGCAATACACAGAACTTGATGAAAATCTATCTAGTACTGCCACTACTATCACTGTTCTAGATGCACGTTCTTTTCCAGAAAAGAATGGATATATCAAAATTGGAAAAGAAATTTGTTTTTACAAGAGTAGAAATAATACTCAGTTCCTTGAAGTATCAAGGGGAGTTAGTGGCAATACAAAACTTGGAGACATTTATAACGAAACAGAATTCGTAACAACTGAATCTACCACTCACTCTGGCGGTGAGATGGTAATGAACGTCAGTAATCTGTTTTTATATGCGATTGTTAGAAACTTCGAAGAACAGTATCTTGCATCATTCCCAGAAAAGTATCTAAAGTCTGCGGTTGATAAGAGATCACTTATCAAAAATATTGGTCAATTTTATAGATCAAAAGGAACAGAGAAATCTATTCAGTTCCTTTTCAATACAGTAATTGCAGGTGGTCCAGAAAATAGACCATCTGTGTATAATCCATCAGATTTTACATACAAGTCATCTACTTCAGACTGGACTCAAGGGTATGCTCTTCGTGCTAAAGTTCTATCTGGAAATGTAGAGGATCTTATTGGTAAGCAAATTGTCCAGGAAGCGGGACAGAGAAATGGATATGCCTCTGCTATCGTTGATAATGTCAGATTTGATTCTACTGTTGATGGTGAAGATACCTATAATTTATTTCTCGCCACAGAAACAATCAATGGAATTTTTGAATTTACTTCAAAGGCAGAACTAACACAGCAAATTTTTGCCAATGATACAATTGGCGATAGAATCAATGTATCATCTACTCTTGGTTGGAGTGATACTGGATCATTATTAATTGGAGATGAAATCTTCACTTTCGAAGATAAAAACATCACTCAATTTACAATAAAGAGCAGACAACTAAATGCATCATATCCAGCAGGAACTCCTGTATATGATCCTATTTTTGTTGGCAATAATGACGTAAAGTTGCTAGTTTTCGGTCTGGTATATAATTTGCTACCAGCACAAGCACAACCATATTCGTTTGTAAACGATCCAATTGAAGTTACAAATCCAGGATTTGAAACTAATGATCCCAAAGTTGTAACTTCACAAGGAATAAGATGGTTGCTATCGAATCCGAATGACAAACCTACATCTCCAACTAATACCTCTTATACTAACAATCTCTCTAATCTATCTACTGACGTTTCTGCTGTATTCGCAGATGACCAATTCTATTATGTTGCTTCTTCTGGATACCCATCATACCCTATTCTGGAAAATGTAACTTCAATTCCAGGCAATCTTGCTGATCAAAAAATCTTGAAGTTGATCAGAAAGCAAGCAACTTCTACAACTGAAATATACAAAACACCAAATTTAGATGTTGGAATTTTAGTGAATGGAACAAGAATCTATAATTACAAAGATACTGATACTGTAAGATTTGGCAAGCTAGAAAAAATTCGAGTTCAAAATCAAGGATTCAATTACAAGAATGCCCCATATGTTCTTGTAAATAGTGTTCCTGGTAGAGCAGTAGCCAAACTCTCTGGTCAATTTGTGGAATCAATTGAAGTTCTTGAACCAGGATTATACGGCAAAATTCCTACTGTAGAGATTACATCAGGGCGTGGTGCCGAAGTAAGGGCAACAGTAACCTTTGGAAGAGTTACAGACTTGATCATTGACAATCCAGGGGAATACTATTCGACACCACCTATAATTGTTATTACAGACGTTTCTGGACAAGGTAGGTTAGCTGAATATACTGCGGTAGTTTCTGATGGTAAACTAACTGGATTTGAAGTTGTAAATGAAGGCAATTTTTATTCACAGGAGAATGTAAGGGTAAATGTTTTCCCTGTTGGAGGAGGTGCAGAAGCAACTCCAGAGTTGACTGAATGGGTAAAAGACAGATATTACAATCTAAAAGATAGTCTGGATGAGAATAATGGATTTGTTTTTGAGAATTTTAACAAATCCTTAGAATATGGTTATGCTCATGTAGCAAATCCAAAAGCACTGCGCGTAAGACTGAATGATAACCTAAGTTCACTGGGAATTGAACCAGTAAATAAAACCCATTCTCCAATTCTTGGATTTGCTTATGATGGAAATCCAATTTATGGACCATTCGCACATCAGAATCCTTTAGATCCACAATCTCCTATTGTGAGAATGTCATCTAGTTATATTCTAAAACCATCTAGACAATTTGGACCAAGTACTCAAAACTATCCACTCGGATCGTTTATTCAGGATTATGAGTATAGACATAAGAGTGGTTCTCTTGATCAAAACAATGGTAGATATTGTGTAACTCCAGATTATCCAGAAGGAGTTTATGCATATTTTATTACTATTGATTCCCAACAAGTTCCACAATTCCCATATATTGTTGGAGAAAACTTCTATTCTTTACCAGTAGTATCTAATTATAGTTCAACACTAAATCAAACAAATATTTCTTCAAATGTAAAAAGATTATTTGTACCTGGAATTCAGGGAAATGGTGGCGGATTGAATGCAATCATTCAAGATCTAGAATCTGGAAGTATTGATTCAATTGAAGTAGATGGTTCTTCAAATTCATTTAGTGTAGGGTCAAAATTAGTTTTTGATAACTCAGGAACCGAGGGTAGTGGAGTAGAAGCTAGTGTAAGTTCTGTAAAAGGAAAATCTGTAAATTACATTGAGAGTTTCGAAAAGAAAGCAGTAAAACTGGAAATTACTACAGATTCTTATGTTTTTGAAAATGATAAACTGAGACAACCAGGAACAGGTGCTTTCGGTACAATTGTTGGAACTGTCAGGGCAGACAATACTATTTTGATTAGAGATGTAAATGGTGTTTTCAATTCTACTGCTACTTTCTCTACAGATATCAAGGTTGTTAGATTGTCAATTGATAAGGTATCTTCATATGCACAAGGATCTATTCTAAGTCTTACCGATGGAATAGTTACTACTGCTGCAACTGGAGAAGTATTAGAATCGGTTATTGCTGGAAATACTGTTATTCTAAAGGTTCTTTCTGGAACGTTCCAAGATCAAGATAATCTACCTGGATATTTTATCAAGAGTGATTCTCTCTCAGATACGTCTGGAGCTAGAATTGATTCTGTGGAATATTTGAGTGATGGACTTGTTCCTTTTGATATTGATGATAATATTGCTCTTGTAGAAACATCAGAAGAGCATGGTTTGGGAATTGGTGATGTAGTAAATGTTTCCATCAATCCAGATGATTCTGTAAAGACAAGAGATTATTTTGTAAGGAAGAGAATTTATCAAGAACTTCAACTAAGAACTCCAAGATATGAAACGACTGTAAATTACAGTGGTATTGGCAGAGGAATCATTCTAAATGCAGGAAATTTATATGATGTTGGATCTTATACTAATATTCCTCTTATTGGTGGATCTGGAGAAGGAGCGACTGCAAATATCGTTGTTTCTCCATTCAATTTGGGAGATGTTACTGGATATATTTCAGATATTCAAATTTCCGATGGTGGAACTGGATATAAGAGAGGAGACGTATTAGGAGTAAATGATGCTTCTTTAGGGAAGGTTCCAGGTAGTTCTCCACAGACCTTAAGATTTTTTATTGATCATGTTGGAGTTTCTGAAGTATCTACAGTCATCAGGGTAAGAAGTGCTGTAGAATATGCCGAGGATGACCTACTCAAAATTGACAATGAAATCGTAAAGATTATTTCTATTTCAAATAATCAAGTTCAGGGCGGCATTCTCACAGTAGAAAGAGCTCAAGAAGGAACAAAAGCAGTAGACCATTATGATGGTGCTCCTGTTTCTCTTTATGATGCTGGATATAGATTCGATTCTAACTTTACTGTAAATGGATCTGAGTCAGTAATTTATGATAAAAAGAATCAAAAACTCTTGGTGATCTATCCATCAACCCAATCTTTATCAACATTGCAACCTATTACAGAGCAAACTACTTTCTTTGATGATAGTACTCCACAAAGATTCGTAGAAATTATTACAGCATCACAAGCAGAAAATAGGTTTGAATTCAAACTTGATCCATCTATGTCTATTTTTGGAACAAATGCTCCAAACAATTATGTTTCAGAATGGACTGTAAATCCAATTATCGAAGTTCAAGAATATTACAAGTATAGGTTTGATACTTCTGATAACTCTTTGACTGGATCTCATTTAGATTTTAGTCCAAGTGGAAACTATAATATTATTCCAGTAGAGAAAAAAGAATCTTCAACACTACAAGGTTCTCCTGGATCTTTTGTTGAAATGAAATTTGGTTTCGGTCCTGTCATTTCATCAAATCAATATGATGAGAAAGAAGAATCCAGATTTGCTAATTATTTTTACTTTGATAGAAATGGACTAATTAGCAGTGGAAACTCGTACTTGAAAGTGGTACAAGATCCGCTGTCTGGAAGGCAGACTGTAAATTATGTCACGCCAACCAGATTCTCATATTCGTTGAGAAGTTTCCCACAATGGGATGGATCTGGAGACATCTCTTATACCACAAACGGTAATTTTGCTGTCGGTGAAATTGATTCAGTAACTGTACAAAACATTGGTGTCAACTACAAAAAGACACCTATTATTCTCGGTGCATATCTAAGTCCAGAAAATCAAGCAGCTGCTACAGTTTTATTTGATTCACTTACAAATACAATTGTTGGTGCAACAGTAACAAACTCTGGATCAAATTATAGCAAACCAAAGGTTGTTATTTTAGAAGGTGACGGAATAGATGCAGAGTTTGGAGTTACTTCTAGAAATGGAGAAGTTCTTGATATTTTTGTTGTAAATAAAGGAACCGACTACACCAATGCTCCAAAAATTGCTATTATAGAATCTGATGTTAGGTTGTTTGCAACTGGAAATAGAATCGGTCGTCCAAAAAATGTCAGAATTGTAAAGAATGGAAGTTCTTTCCACAAAGATAGTACTCTTCTTTCAGAATATACAGGAAGTTATACATTCTCTGTATCAGGTTATGGCGAGAAAGACTTTTTAGTTGGGGAAGAGATTACACAGACTATTGGCAATAATGTCATTGCAAGAGCGACTGTACGAGAGTGGAGACATGGATCGAACTTACTAAAAGTCTCAAAGATTCAAGGAAAGTTTAGAAATTCTACATCAGTAGTTGGAAAAATTTCTAAAACTTCTGCTGTGATCAAAAATACTTATGTAACAGTTTTTGATTTAGATCTAAAACCATATTCTGATAATACAGGATCATATAGATCCGATAGAGGAAAACTGGGTGTAGAGAACCAAAGAATTACAGATTCTTTCTTTTATCAAGATTATTCTTATGTAATCAAATCTAGAACTCAAATCAATGATTGGAGAGACCTTGTAAAAGAAACTACTCACCCAGCAGGATTCAAAGTATTTGGTGAGGTTATTATTGATCCAGTTGTTGAAGATGGTATTACTATGCCATCCGAAATGCCCAAAGCTTCGCACTTTAGCATTATTCAACTTTGGGATGATAACAAAAACAAAGTTACGGTAGAAAGCACTAGACAACAACTAACACAGTCAATTCTTAGCGTAGATGATTATCGTGCTATCAAAGGAAGTGGTTCTGTTGCTGTAAATGAGTTTGATTTTAATTATACTAATGCATACTCTTTAGATATCAGACAATCTAAATTAGACCCATCTCCATTCGATGGTAAGTTCAATACAGATGGACAACTAATAGGAACTAGAACATTTACATTATATTACAATGGTGTTGCATTCAACCCATATAGTGCAGAAAATTTGATCGTGACGCTAGACGGTGTTTTACAGGAACCAGGAGTAGCATATACAATTTCAAATAATCAAATTACTTTTGCAACACCTCCTTTAGGAAAAGCGATCGTAGAAGGACAAGAAGTTCCTGCACAAAAACTACTAATTCGCTATATTGAGTTCAAAAATGATGTATATAATGATAAGCATTTTAGAAAAATTAGAAACTTCTACCAAAGAAGTGGAAGGTGGTTAGATGCTGCTAATCAAATTCTTCTAAACGTTGATTTTATTGTTGCAGAATCTATTGGTTGGTTTGAAGATACTTATTCGTCTCAGATTGCAAATTCTACAATTCCATGGACAGCAATTGAATCGGAAGTTCAATCTGATGTAAGAAACCTTTGTTCTGCTCTAGAGCATGATTTGAGATTTGGTGGTAATGTAAAGTCTGTAGATTATGCAGAACTTTTCAAAGACAAATATAGCAGACAAAATACACAAATAAACTCCTTATTCCAGTATGTAATAAGACTAGCAAAACTTTCCACACGCAATTGGGATTGGGTTGCTTTAGGAGCGTCTTATACTGCTGGCAGTGACATTATAACAATTTCCGATACATCAAATATTGCTTTAGGTGCTGTTGTAAGTTCTGGTGGAGCATTGTCACTATCATCTAATATTAGAGTTACCGAAATTATTTCAGATACTGAGGTTAGAGTATCTTCACCAGCTCTACAAAGTAGCAATGTAGCTCCTCCTGGATCTGCTGGTCCTGGAACTACTTATCTAAGTGGAACTCAAAATGTTGACACAACACTTCCAACTGGAACTGGTGCTGTTATTCCATCAAATACATACTCTATTTCTCCTGGAACATCTCTAACTGTTCCTCCAGTATTTGCTGGATTGGATCAAGTCACGTTCTCTTTCAGTGGCATCAATAATGGTACGTTCTATGATGCATCAAATTTGATCGATAAGAACAGAAATTATATTATAGATTATGCAGTAAATTGGGCACAAGCAACATATCCTGGAATTGATTGGACATCAAAAGAAACAAAATGCAGAAGAGATGTTGGATATCTTTTAGATGCTGTAATTTATAGTTTGAGATTTGGTGGAAATCTCAAACTAGTAGAGTTTGCAGAGTTGTATTTCTTAGGAAGTCAGTTGAATTATATTGTTGGTGAGTTTGCAGAAACTAAAGCAACATATGAAAAGATACTCACGGAATTGTGTGTTCAAGCAATGCTTCAGACATTGCCAACTAGCACTCCATACACAAACATTATCCCAATCACTGATGCTGAAGTAATTGTTGATTCTTCATCGCCAACATGTGGTGGAGTAGAATCTGCTCTGAACACTTACTATGATATTATAGAGACTATTCTCAATAGTGGACCAAATGTAATTCAACCAACTAATCAAAACCCAACAAAAAGAGGTTTCTACACAAGACTTGTTCCTTACGCAAACTACGACATCATTCCAGATAATCAATTGATTTCTAGGGAGTGTGAGGACGTAGTTTCTTCGCTATCCACTTATGCTTCTATTATAGAAGATTATATGGTTTCTGGCAATACTGTTGATAGAACACTTCCAGATTATATTGATAACGAAACTTCTGAGTTTGAATTGTATTGGGATGATGATGGATCACCAGTGTCTCTAACAGAAGAAGATGAGCACCTACTAGTTTCGTTCAATGGAGTAATTCAGAGACCAAAATATAATCCAGATGAACCAGCATTTGATTCATATTGGGTTGATAAAACTGTTACTCCAAATATTATTAGATTTACGTCTCCTCCAATTTGGGATCAAGATTTATCAGCGAAAACAATTGGAGAACCAACACAAGTAGAGAAATTCTTTGCTACTAATATAGGAAACTATAGAAGATATACTATTGATAAGTCTCTTGTCAATGGTCAGAGAAAAGGTCCTTTCCTAATTCTAAGTCTGGATGGCGATAGAATTCTAAACATTGATGATGAGAATTATATGATTGTTATCGTCAATGGTGTTATTCAAGAACCAATAACAGCATATGAAGTTGCTGGGGCATCAATAACATTCAAGTATCCAATGCGTGACGAAGATGTTGTTGATATTAGACTTTGCTATGGTAGAGATCTAGATCCACCTGTTACTTTCCATGATTTTGATATCAATGGTTATTTGTATGATTATACTTTAGAAGTTAGTGGATCTGGCGTTGGTGATAGATTCAACATCTTTGCATTGTTTGATTCAAATTGGGCATTGAACTCTAAAGATAAATTCTACATTTATCAAGAAGATGGAAATGGAAACAACTACGGTATAGGTAGAGTTTATGATTGGAAGAAATTAAATAATGACGCAATAACTTTCAAATTATATTCAAATAATATAGATTATGATCCATCAAGAAGCACATATGCCGATTCAATGGGAGCAACTAACGTATCTACGTTCTCATTTGGATTGGTATCGCTAACCCTTACAAAAAATTATGACTATCTGTACAGAACCGATAAATCGTATTTTGTCGGTGATGTCAAGAAATCTAATGATCTCTTACAGAGAAAAGGATTCTTTAGACTTGCTCCTGGAGACAAGGTAAAGATTGATGGAGAATCCAAATATAGAACAATTAGATCTGTTCCAGATGAAGTTTATACCAGAGATAATCGTTTAGATGGTGATGCTGGTAATGAAATTTATGGTTCGTTTGGAATTTCTTCATATAATGGCAAAACTATGGGAGAAGGTCTCAGCGTTTCTGCTGAGATTGCCAATGGTGTTGTCACGGCACTAAAATGGAATGAAAGAATTGTAGAAGAAATTTCTAATCCAGATGGATCAATTACATATAAGTTCTTTAGACCAACAGCATTCAACTATGAAACTCCACCACAACTAGTTTTTGTCCCAAGGGATGGAAATGGCGGTGGTGCTAGAGCTCAAGTTTTAGTTGCTGGTGGAGAAATTCAAGGAATTCAACTCATTTATGGTGGTTCTGGATATACACAAGAACCAAAAGTAGTCGTCACTAGAAAATATGATGTCAAAAAACAAGATGATATTAAAGTATCACTTGTAAAATTAGGTGTTCAAAGTATAGTTACTCAGGGTCTAAATGTAATTTCAAATGTAAGTCAGATTGGACTACCACCTCCACAGCAAGCATTTATCACTTCTATTTTACTAGACTCTGTTATTGATACCCAAGATGACATTGAGCAAGAAATTTATCCTGATCCAGTTGACGGAGCAGATATGCCCGTTGACACTATACCAATCGAGAGAAATCAAATTACCAATCTTCTCCCTGTTTCTGTTGAACAGTCAGAAACTGCAGACAGATACATACAAAGCATTGTTGCTGTAAGGGCAGAAGATGTACTCACTATTTCTCAACTCACAACGAATAGACTTGTTACACAAACTATTCAAAGAGAAATCGATAACACATTCTTAGAAAATGTAATTTACAGAGCACCTGGAGCATACTTACAAGCACCTCTAAACATTGGAGATTCGATTGTATATGTTGCAGACACTTATCAGTTTACCAGTCATGGTAAGTTGATGGTTGGTGATGAAGTTGTTTACTATCCCAGAAAACTCACAGATAGATTCCTCAATGTAACTAGAGGATATGAAAATACAACTGAAAAGAACTGGGTCCCAGGAACATTCATCAGACAAATTGAAGATTATGTAAGTGTTGCATTTGGTGGTGTTGCTGAGATTTACAGCGAGACTGTTGTTAGAAACTCTATACCAACTGGAGCAGTAGCAACAGTTCGCACATCAGAAATTCAAGTACAAACTGAAGTAGTAATAGAAAGTAATAAGGTACTGAGAGAGATTCTATTATTTACTCCCCCTGGAGGACTAGTAGATTATTTCCAAGAAAGTGTTTTCTTTACCAATTTTGTTGGAAGATATAGTGTTGGAAATGTGGGACAGAATATTTCATCCTTCAACTATGTTTCTCTGAATGAAGGGCCAATCTCTGCTGGTGGTGTTACCATAGATGACTTTAATAGAAACTACCCAACATTTGCTATTATAGACTTTGAAAGGAGAGGATATTCTAATTACACTTTATCTGGTGATAAGTTCAATTTGGGATTATCCACATATAATACTACAGTAACGACCACATCTTCATCTGGATCTATTGGTTCTGTTATTGTTGTGCAGAATACAAATTACTTCCCAGATTCTGGATATATATTCCATGGATCGGGATCTAACAGAGGTGTTATACAATACACCTCAAAAACTGCTACAACTTTTGCTGGATGTACTGTATACTCTGGATCCACTACAATAACTGCTGGTTCTGAGATCATTCCATATACTATTGACTAATCAGTATAAATATAAATAACTTTGGTATAAACCACACGTCGGAAAAGAAAACCAATGGCTGCTATCATCTCTGATAAATTTAGAATTTTTAATGCGAAGCAATTTCTTGAATCGCTTAGTGAAGGCGCAAACGATGCTAGCGCCGACCGTACCAGACTTTACTTCTTCGTAGGTCGCCCTCAAGCATGGAGAGCGTATCTAGAAGTTTACTCAATTGAAGGGGGATCTTTCACAAAGGGTAATGAAGTTTACGTTGGTACTGCTTACGGAACTGCTACATTTAGAGCAACCGTAGAAGCTGTATACAGCAATTCAGTTCTCCTCAGTTCAGTATTTGGATCTGGTGGAACTGCTTCTACCCCAGGATTAGGATCAACTCTAAAAGAGTATGACGGTAGTTCTGATACTGGCGTCACTGCAGTTACTGGGGTTTATCGTTACGCAACTGAGGATGCTCCCCCTCTTCCTCTAGATAATCAGACAGAAAAGTTTTCAATTTACGACGATCTTATTGCTGCTAAGAGAGTAACTGATGCAAATGCTCGTGCAGTTGTTCGTCGTTACAACTGGGATTTAGTTGCAAATCCAAAGTATGACATGTGGAAACCAGACTATTCTGCATCTCCTGGTGGAGGCGGTCAGGTAGGTAAGCAAACTGCATTAGGATTTGATTCTATTGCAGAAGCTAAGTTTTATGTAATGAACAGCAATTACGAAGTATTCAAGTGTCTGTACAATGGCGAGAATCCAGCAAATCCAACTGGACAAAACGCAACTCAAGAGCCTTCGACTAGCGCAGCAGGATATAACGGAGCAACTGGAATCTTTACCGAAACTGCTGGTGCTGGTTATATTTGGAAGTATATGTTTACACTTCCTACTGATGACGTTCTGAAGTTCTTGTCTTCAGACTTCATGCCAATTGTTCTTCCTACAGAATCTACTAGAGTAGCAACTGCAGCACTTGCTGTTCCTGGTTCCATCGACGTTGCTCTAATTGAAGACGCTGGATCTAACCTTCCACCTTCACAAACTCTTTACACTGCGATCAAAGGTGATGGAACTAACGGAGTAGTTCAAATTACAACTACTGCTGGTGGTGCAATTAGCACAGTTTCTGTTCCTGGTCGCGGTCAAGACTATACTTACGCTAATGTCATTCTTTCAAATGGCAATCTGTATAGTGATCTAGGACTAACTAGTGGCGTAGCAACACCTGCAGGTTGGAGTGGTGCTATTGAAGTAGTACTACCTCCTAAGGGTGGTCATGGTGCTGAAGCAGACATTGAACTCAATGCTAAGCGTGTTATGACGAACATTCGTCTAACTTATTCAGAAGGTTCGGGAGATTTCCCAGTAGATAACGATTTCCGTCGTATTGGTCTCCTAACAGATCCATATGATTGGGGAACTACTTCTTTTGCAACAGCATCTACTCTAAATGGTCTATATGCTGTCAAGATTACTGGAACAACAGCAGATTATATTCCAGACGAAGCGATTTCGCAAGTTCGTAGTGATGGAAACATTGCAAAGGGAAATGTAGTTTCTTGGACACTAGATAGCAATTCAACAACAGATGGTATTCTCAAGTATTATCAATCACCTGATCAACATCTACACAATGGTGTTGTTTATCCTTTCGAGGCAAATGGAGCGGTTGATGTTGCTGGTGATGCATCTGCTGCAGATGGTAACGTTGATACCACATACAACGGAACTCTAGAGGGTGTTATTCTTGCTAATGGTCTAGGAACACCCGAGATTGCCAATAACTCAGGTGACATCATTTACATTGAAAACCGTCGTCTCATCACTCGCGCACCTGACCAAATCGAAGATATCAAACTTGTAATCGAGTTCTGATTTATAATTTACTCCGCTAAATACTAACGACTAGATGTTTGTATTTGGCGGAGTACGATGCCACAGAAGACTAACCTTAATGTTTCTCCTTATTATGAGGACTTTGATGCGAATAAGAATTTCTACAAAATTCTATTCCGTCCTGGTTACTCGATTCAAGGTAGAGAACTAACACAGTTACAGTCTGTTCTCCAAAATCAAATTGAAAGCTTTGGAAAACATGCTTTCAAGCAAGGAGAACTTGTTGTTCCTGGAGAGGTTGGTCTCAACAATAAATTAGATTATGTAAAACTGTCTTCTGTTTCCGAAGTAGCTGTAAATGAAGGTGGTACAGTTGTATTCAGAAAATATGATATTTCACAACTGGTTGGCGAGCAACTAAGAGGTTTGACCTCTGGTGTTATCGCCAACCTTGTTGATGTAAAGACAGCAACCGAAACAACAGCGGATACTTTATTTGTTACATATCTAACTAGCGGTAATGCTGGTAATGAGGGAACATTTAGACAAGGGGAAACTCTAGAAGTTATTGGCGGTGTAAATACCCCACTATTGGTTGTTGGAACCGATGGCAGCGTTCTTCCAACTACTGTTAGTGTGGTAAATCCAGATACACAAGAAGTAACTGTATTAGAAAGTCCTGCGATGGGTTATGCTTCTGCTGTAAAAGTAGAAGAAGGTATTTACTTTGTGAATGGATACTTTGTAAGAAATGATGCCGAATTATTTGTTATTGATCCATACTACAATGCACCATCTGCAAAGATTGGATTTAGGGTTGAAGAAAGTATCATAACACCAGAAGAAGACCCAAGTCTGTATGATAACGCAATTGGGTCATCAAACTTCTCCGCTCCAGGTGCTCATAGACTCAGCATCAAATTGAATCTTGAGAAGTACGATCTTTCTGCAACTACAGATAAAAACTTTATCAAAATTCTAACAGTAAAGAGTGGTGTAATTCAAAAGCAAATCAAACCAGCTGATTACACTGTACTAGAAGACACTCTTGCTAGAAGAACATATGACGAATCGGGTGATTATGTTGTCGATCGTTTTGACGTAAGTATTAGAGAATACTACCAAAATGAAGGTAACAATGGATTGTATGCACAAGGAACAGATGGTCTAGTAAATGGACTATCTCTTCAAGATGCGTCACAGAAAATGGTCGCAAATGTTGGTCCTGGTAAGGCATACATTAGAGGATATGAGATTGTAAACAAAGAAACTAAGTATCTTGAAGTTAGTAAAGCTAGAGAAACTGTAAATGCTGAAAACATTACTCTAAAAACTTCTGGTCTTCCAACATACCCAGTTACAAATGTTTATGGATCAATTCCTTTCAATGCAGAAGGATCTGAACTGACAGCGTATCCAGACTTAGAGCTCTATCGAATTTACAATGATGGTACTGTAGGACAAAACATTGAATTTGCTCCTGGACAATCTCATGTAGTCAATCCCAACAGAACTACGATAGAGAAGAGATCTTCTATCGATAGAAGAGGAAAACTTTATGGCGACAATCTTGCTGTAGTTACAGTTACATTAGATATTACAAAAAGTGATCTGATTGACAAGATCAATGTTACTGGTGATCTAGATTTTGATGACTGCTGTGATTCTAACGGAAAGGTCTATGCGGTCTTTACTTATTCTGGTGGAGCTCCAGACACATATAAGTCATTTGATCTAATTGGATTTTCAATCAAGATAAGACCAGATATTCTTCCAGCTAAAAGATATGCTGAACTAACTCTTTTGGGCGATAAAGCAGAATTGAAAGGACTTATCAAGGAATATGACGAAGATGATGGTGAGTATAAGAGAAAACTATATCTAGATACTATTCAAGGTGCAGATGCTGATGGAGCAGTTCTTGGTAGTATCTATGATTACACCGAAGTTACGACTCCTCTAATTGGAGTAGCTAAACCAGGGAATTATTCTTTCAAAGAAACTGGATTTGGATTCAATTCAGACTCCGATGTCGTACTATCAAAGGGCAAATTATCTGGTGGACAAACGGCATATAATGCTATTTTTGGTCTTGGATATTTTGGTCCATCTTTTTATACTAAGATTACTCTGGATTCAAATATCACGACTGGACAGTTTGAAAAAGGAAAATATATTTTTGGTATAACTAGTGGAGCGTATGGAGTTATTGAAGGATCTGCTGGATCAACATTCTCCACAGCAGATGAGTTGATGGTTACAACACTTTCTGGAAAGTTTATTTCTGGAGAAGTAATTCGTGATGAAGATGATAACTCAGCAAGAATTGCTACAGACAACACCATTTCACACTTTATAGTAAAATACAGAGGAAGTGGTGGGTATCCACAAGATGCTGGAATTTCGATCAATGGTGTTCCATTTGATACTTCCAAAGTAAACGTGAAAAGTAATATTGATGGATTTCCTTACAATATTGAAATCATCAATAGAAATGCATTCACTCAAACATATTCGCAACCACCTACCGTATTAGTCGATCTTCCAATCTCGGGATCAATTACAACTTCCGCCAAAATAGAAGCAGTGTTGTTTAGAAATTCGGTACAAACATTCAATCCAGATGATGTAAAATCGTTTGGATGTGCTTATGGATCATCTGGCAATAATATCTTTACTGCAGATTTGGAGTCTGCTAAGAGTCCATATGCAAAACTAACACCAATCACTGACTTCACATTTACTGGTGTTGCTGGATATAGATTCCTTGAATGTAATGGATTCAATGGTGACACAACTGTTTATCTAAAACCAGGAGATTATATTCAGTTTACAGATGATGATTCTGTAGCAGAAAAGGTAATGATTACCTATGCAACAAAACCAGAAGGAACTCTAAAATCTCGTATCTATATCGATACTGCACTGGCTAAAAATGTAACCAATGGAACTATTGTAAAGGTTGGATCTGTTATTGAGAGTTCTTCTAAGGGTTCTTTACTATATCCAACTGGTGGCAGTCAAGTTGCTTCAATTTCCCAAAGCAATGAAGACTCCAAAATCTCATATTACTACAGAAAAGATTTTATCACAGAAGCATCGGCAAGCGGTGGTAACATTACATTCACTGCACAGCTTCCATTTGGAACTCAAAGATTCGCAAGGTTTACTCCAGAAAATTTTGTGATGAGTGTGCTAAATCCTGGTTCTTCCACAAAGGTATCGACAGGAGATGTAATTTATCTAACTGAAGCAAACATTATCGCTGAAAATACTACAGATACAACGAGTGGACTAAATGCGGGTAGTGTCAAGGTAAACTTGCCAGCAGAGTTTTTTGGAACAACTACAGAACCTTTCCCAACTCTAAAGTTATCTGCTACTCTAGAACTAAACAAAGCAAGACCAAGAATCAAAACTGTTGTAAGAAACAGAAGAATTCTAATCAAGTCTGCTGGAGATAGAACAGTTCCACTTAGAGGAGAAAACTTCGATACAGAAGCGACTTCAGTTGCTACTTATTCTGATGTATTCAAGTTAAGATATGTGTATGAAGGAACTTCTTCCTCACCACCAACTATTGATAGTGCTGGAAATCTCGTATCTGGTGTTGATGTAACAGAAAGATTTACTTTTGATGACGGTCAAAGAGATACTTATTACGATGTTTCTCGTATCATCCTAAAGCCAGGTTTTGAAGCACCTGTTGGACAACTCGTAGTGGCATTTGATTACTTCGAGCATTCACAAGGAGATTTCTGCACAGTTGATAGTTACTTACATGAAGCAGGTGTTACTCTAGAAGAAATTCCAACATTCAACTCTGCTGTTTATGGTATTGTTTCTCTCAAGAATGTATTTGATTTCAGACCAAAGGTTGATAATAATTCTTTTGTAACTGGTTTCCAAGATCAATCTTCTAGAGAAGCGGTAATTAGAAACTTTATTGGTGAAGGTGGTGTTGCATCTGTTATTCCTGCCCCAGATAAAAACTTAGAGTATACATTCAAGTTTACCCAAACAGAATTCCTAAACAGAATTGATGGGATATTCTTGAATAAGAAGGGTGAGTTCGTTCTCAAAGAAGGAAATTCTTCACAAAACCCAACAAAACCAGAACTAATTGACGACGCAATCCCACTCTATTATTTCTATATTCCTGCTTTTACAACTAGCAGCAAGGATGTGAGGATTATTCCAGTTGATAATCGTAGATATACGATGAAGGATATTGGAAAACTTGAGAAGAGAATTGAGCGTCTAGAATACTATACAACTCTAAGTGTTCTTGAGCAACAGGCTCTGAATATGCAAATTAGAGACACGATTGGATTTGATAGATTCAAGACTGGTTTCGTAGTGGATAACTTTGAAACCCATGGAGTTGGAGAAGTTTCATCTGCTGATTACAGATGTTCTATTGACACACAGCAATCTGTTCTAAGAGCACCAAATAAGGAAGATTCTTTTAGACTAGAAGAAGTAAACACAACTATTGATCAAAGATTTGTCGATGGATATGTTAGAACTGGAGATATGGTAACTCTTCCATACTCAGAACTCCAAGTTCTAGGAAATGATTTTGCAACTAAAACAATCAATCCAAACCCATTTGTTGCTTTACAATATGTCGGGGAAGGAGCACTAAGTCCAGAAATTGATCCTTGGTATGATCAAACAGTAGAACCAGTCATTGTAGATAACAACACTGGACTCTATTCAATTTTTATTGCAAAAGACGACACGACAGAAACTTTCTCAAGTATCTTCAACTCATTTATTATTAACTGGGTTGGATCAAAGGGAACATTTGGAAGCATTGCTTCTTTTGGAACTACAAACACTGATTCTTCTATTGAGAAAGTAACAAAGGCATCAGTTGCAAGTAGTTCTAATGTAAGCCCAGATAATAATGAGATTGGAAAGGGTCTAGCAACAGATTCCGATCAAAAAGGAACTGTTGCCACTTCATTGAAGTTTTATGCTAGACCAACACCAGTCAAGTTTACTGTAAGAAGATTGAAACCATTTACAACTGTATATCCTTTCCTAGATGGAAATGATATCTCTAGATGGACATGCCCAGATAGCAGATTTACTGGAATTGCTGGAAACTCATCTATTGGATTTAATTCTCCAATTACTACAGATGAGAATGGAAATGCTAGTGGCATTATCATTATCCCTGCAGGCAAACCACCAGTAGAAAATGCTACTTGGACTGGAGATGTTGACACGGTTTCTTATGATTCCACACAACCAGATCTAAGAATTACTACAGGTATCAAGACAATTAGATTTACTTCAAGTAAAGAAAATGCGGCAAAAGATACTGTAGATACATATGCGGATCTGAAGTATTATGCAGTTGGTAAATTACCTCAAAATCCACCATCAATCAATGCAACATCCCCAGCATACTTCAAGGCAAATGAAGGTGTTCAAAAGGTTGATAGTGTAACAGATGTAGAAATCAAACCAAACCCATTGGCACAAACTTTCAGCATTGAGTCATTTGAGGGTGGATTGTTTGTTACTAGCGTTGAGTTATACTTCAATAAGAAGAGCACAAATATTCCAGTAAGAGTATATTTGACTAATACGGAAATTGATAAGCCAGCAAAGCATATTCTTCCAGGAGCAGAATCAACTTTATCACCAAACACTTTGATTCGCGCATATGCAAATGGAACTACAACTCTAACAATTGGAGAGAATATTGTTGGTTCTCAGTCTGCATGTAGTGGACCTCTTTTGAAAGTACTTGATTCCACTAATATTGAGGTAACAGCATCTGCTGATGGTAAAGTTATTGTTTCCAGTGATCAAGTTTATACACTCGTTCTTTCAAATCACAATGGAAGAGAGTTTATTCAAAATGAACCATTGATTATTGATTCTATCACAGAGTTCAATAATAAGAACAATACAAATCTAGGATTGACTATTACAAAGAATTCTGGAAGAGTCACCGATTTGATTGTTAGTGGTACTGGTGCTAATTACGATTCCGCTTTCCTAACTTTTGAAAGTCCTCAACTTCCTGGAGGAAGTCAAGCAAGTGGCGCAGTAAAAATTTCCGAAGGCAAAATTTATAATGCTACCGTATCCCTAGGTGGTTCTGGTTACACAGCACCCCCTGCAATCGTCGTGAAGGGCGTTGGAACTGGAAATGGTGGTGCAGTAATCACTGCTAAGATTACGATCGATACACCCGCCGTTAGGATGGGTGTAGCAGTCGATACGGCGGGAGTGACGAACTCTACAATTCCAACTAAGTTCAAGTTCAAGAATCCAGTATACTTACAGAATGGAACGAAGTATGCTCTAGTCGTTGAGACAGATTCTACAGAATATTTACTGTGGGCATCAAGACTTGGCGAAACAGAGATTGTTACAAGTTCACCTGTTACTACACAACCACTTCTTGGTTCTGTTTACAAAGCACAGAATACTGATAACTGGACAGAAGATTTATTTGAAGACTTAAAGTTCAAACTCAATAGAGCTGAGTTTGATATTAGTAGAGGAGCTGTTCTAAAACTGACCAATGAAAATCTTGGTTATGAGTATCTCAATCTAAATCCCTTTGAAACTAGTGGTGTTTCTGATCAAAACGCAACTTCACCTTTGTTCAAATTGAATAACAAGATTATCAAGGTATATCATAAGAATCATGGTTTTGAGGATGGAGGAAAGTCTTATGTATTCTTCAGTGGTGCTGATGGTGTTGGCGGAGTCTCAAGTACTCAACTAAACACTAAACTATTCAAAGTTACTAACGCTGGAATTGATAGTTACAATATTACGAATGAAACTACTGCTGCTAGCAGTGTAAAAGGTGGGGGCGGAGTAGTTCTAGCTTCCTATAATAGAAAGTATGAGAGACTATTCCCACAAGTGAATTATCTTTCATTCAGCAATACTTCAATTACATCCTCTGTAAAAACTACCAATATCATTCCAGTAGATTCTAATACACAAAATTATACTTCATATTCCACTACAACTTACGAAAAAACGTTCCTGAATGAAATTCAATATTTTACAAATCAGAAAATTATTGCTTCTAGAATCAATCAGGTTCTGAACAATGTTCAACGTTCATTAGAGTATAAGATTGATTTTAGATCTGATGTTTCATATCTATCTCCTGCTATTGATTTGTCTTCTGCTTCGGTGATTACATCGACAAATAGAATTGAAAAAGCAACTGGCAAGGAAGATAGATATGGAAGAAGAGATCAGATTGTAAAACTAAAAGAAGTTTACTCATTTACCTTAGCAAATCTAAACAGTCAGACAATACAATCAAATCAAGAGATCAGTATTGAATCTGTTGGTTCAACTATTGCTGGTTCCTCTGGATCGGGAGCGAAAGGAACTATCGCTAGGGTAATTGAAGAGAATGGTAATGTAATTGTTTTTGTAAGAATTTCTACTGTAAATCCTTTCTCCAAAAATGATTCTCTTTCTATCTCTGGTATCACTGGAAATCCAACAGTAAATTCAGATCCAGTAAAAGTAGAATTTGGTGGAACTGGTGGCCCAGTAATTCCAGTTACTGGTGCTACAGTGACTGCTAGAAATGTAGACTTTACTGATATTTTTACAGCAAAGATTGAAGGAAAAGTAACATTCTTTGATATCAAAAATCAAACTATCACTATCAAAAATGATAAGAAACCATTTGGAACTACCACATATGATCAAACATTGGTAGAAGCTTCTATTGTTGAACCAAGTGTTGCTAGAAGTGGAGAAGGTGTTGAAGATATCTTTAGAGTGGGAGATCTGATTGCATATACTGGTCAAGAAGATGATGACTCGGCGTATTGGGAAATCAAAGAAGTTTCTTATACCGATGGAGTTGATTACTCGCCAGAAAATAGATTCTCCAATAGTTCTTCTGTTGCTAAGTATGTAACAAAAGAAATTTCAATTGGAAATCCTGGTACATCAATCAACGTCAAGCTAACTGCTAATGTAAAAGATATTTCTGATATTCAAGTTCTATACCGTTACAAAGAATCTTCAAGTCAAGAATCTTTTGATGTGATCGAATACCAGTACTTCAATGAAACTGGACTACCAGATTTTGATGTGATTGCATCGTCTGAAAATACTATTTCAAGTATTACAGAAAAGCAAAGTTCATATCAAGAATTGGAGTATAGCGTTTCCGATCTTCCAGAATTCTCGTCGTTTGGAATCAAGATTGTCATGAAATCAGATAATCCTGCATATGTTCCCAAGATTCAAGACATGAGAGCAGTTGCTTCATACTAATGGATTATATCAAGGTAAAGGATCACGATTCATTACTTCGTGATCCTAAAACTGGCGCTATTGTCAATGCTAATAAAGGCGAGTTTCTCAAGCATGTAGAAGCTCGTCGCAAAATGCATCGTATCGAAACTGTAGTTGACGACATAAATAACTTGAAGAATGAAATATCTGAAATAAAAGCTTTACTGCGAGAGTTAATCAAAAATGCCAACAATTAATGTCTCTAGAACCGATACCTTTGAAATTCAAAGGCAAAAGATTAATCAACTCTCAGAAAAAGTTGATAGAAAAACTACCAATGTTCTCTTCGTCTCTAAAAGTGGAGACGACTCTAATACTGGAGCAAATTTATTAAATGCAAAGTTGACAATAAAAGCAGCTTTAGAAGTAGCAACCACAGGAACTGTTATTAGAGTTGCTTCTGGAACTTATGTAGAGGATAATCCTCTAATAATACCACCGCAAGTTTCTATTGTTGGAAGTTCTTTGAGAGAAGTTTCTGTTACCCCAGCAAACACTGGTGATTTGTTTTATGTAAATAATGGATGCTACATTTCTGATATGTCATTTGTTGGACCAGCAAATACTGGTGCTATTGTATCATTTAATCCTAACGATCCTCCATATATTAATCAGTCACCATATATTCAAAACTGTACTAATTTCATTCCAGATAGCACAGGTCTACGAATTGATGGAGATAATGCTATTGGTAATATCAAGTCTATGGTTTTGGACTCATTTACACAGTTCAATCCAAACGGATTTGGTGCAGTAATTTCCAACGAAGCATATGCTCAGTTGGTTTCTATGTTTACTATCTGTACCGATACTGCGATTATTTGCGAAAATGGTGGTGGTTGTGATCTCACAAACTCAAACTCTTCGTTTGGTCTATCTGGTCTTATTGCCGATAATGTAAGTCCTTTGAAATATACTGGACAAGTTTCTCAAACGGCATCTGAGGGGGATACTACTATTAGAGTTGATATTTCTACAACTAAACAAATTATTAATGATGTTCAGTATAACAACAGTGCTGGAACGGCTACTATTACAACAGCAGATCCACATGGATTCTCAGTTGGCAATGACGTAAAACTTGAAAATGTTTTGATGTCATGTGATTCTGGTAATCATACATTTATTAGTGCCACTAAAGATGCTGTTAGAAATACAACTGGCGGTGGTTCTACTGTAATTGGACCTGTTACTGCAGCAGATTACGATTCGACTACAGGTGTTTTCATTATAACGATTGCCAATCATGGATTATCTGCTGGTGACACAATTCAATTAGTAACTGATTCATTTACATTTACTTGCGATCAAGATAACAATCAAACTGAAGAGACACGTCCTGCAGCAACTGATCCATATGCAGGAATAGATATCACTGTTGATGCTGTCACTACAAACACTATTACGGTTAACGTTGGTGGATATGGTCCAATCACACAACTGTTCCCATCTGGAAATTATGGATATACGTTTAAGATTACTGATGTTCCATCAACAACTCAGTTTACTTGTACTGTAGGAACAAATAATCTAACACATACTTATCTACCAGCAAATCATATTTTCCAAGCCTCAGATCCAAACTCTGTTGAAGTTACTGTTAGTGCAGATGGAACTCCCACAGTAGGAACTACATACACTCCAACAAATGTAACTTATGATGGTGCTACTGGAGTAGCGGTATTTACAATCACTGGACATGGTTTACAAACTAATGATGAGGTTTTATTAGCAACTGAATCTTTAGATTTCACATGTAGTTCTGACAATTACACAGATACATTCTCATATCCAAGAGCTGGAGATCCTGCAGATGGAGTTAGTTTGCCAGTAACAACTATTGATGCAGACACTTTTTCAGTTAATGTTGGAATTTCTCTTGCCAGTGGTTATGCAACCTTAGATATTATTAGACCATTTGCTGGACAGGTTGTTTATTTTGATACTCTCTACTATGAAGTAATTAGAATTAATATCACAAATGGTGGCAGTGGTTATGATCCAGCAAATCCACCATCAGTAACCATAGGAGCATCTCCTGAAACATGGGGAATTGATGCATCTGGAATCCCACAAGTATCAAATACTGGTGTTATAACGTCTATTGATGTTGTTTCAACTGGTAGAGGATATGGCGCTACACCACCATCAGTAACAATTGATCCACCAGTTGCAGGAGTTACTGCAACTGCAACTGCGGAGTTGACACCATCATACTTTGTTGTTGAATCTGCCAGAGAAGTTGGATCTGGAAATGATGTATACGATGTCACATTTGCAAACGAAACTCCAATTTCATTACCACTAAATACAGTGGCATATTTCTTCAAGCAAAGTAGATTGCTTGCATCTTCACACTCATTTCAATATATTGGATCTGGTGTAGATATCAATACAGCACTACCACAAACGGGTGGTATACCAACACCAGAAACTGAGACAATTAGTAGAAATGGTGGACTAGTTGTATATACTAGTACAAATGAATCTGGAAATTTCAAAATTGGTGATGGAGTTATTATCGATCAGTCCACCGGAAATATTTCTGGTGAATCGTATGGTAGAAGCTTATTTTCCGCAGTGACCCCATTTATTCTAGCATTAGGAGGATAATAAAATGGCATTAAAACTAAACAATTACAAAACTATTACAAAAGTTGTTTCCACGACACCAACTGCAGTTTATACTGCTCCTGTTGGATATACTGGAGTTGTGCTTTTGGGACAAGTCACAAATATTAGTTCTACATCTTATGACGTAACGTTGATACATAAAAGAGGTAATATTGAAACAGAAATTGCTAAAGATTTTCCTATTCAAGGAAATGATGCTCTGAATCTAATTGCAGGTAAATTGTTTTTAGAATCAGGAGATCAGATGATTCTTTATGGCAGTGATGATACCAATTTAAAATTTATTTCTTCCATCTTAGAAACACTAAACTAATTTCAAGTAAGTAACAAAAATGGTGACATCATTTCTTTCTTCTAGAGTAAAAAATCTCAATATTGGTGTTTCTGGGTATACAGATAATACTAATGTATTGGAAGTTATTGGTAATATAAAAAGTAGTGGAAGTTTTACATCTACTATTTCCGATGGCACTGCTCCTCTAACAGTAACTTCAACTACTCTAGTATCAAATCTAAATGCTGATTTTCTAGATGGTCAGCATGGATCTTATTATACAAATGCCAGCAATTTATCTACGGGAACAGTACCAGTTGCCAGATTGACTGGAGAATACGATATTGATATCAGTGGAAATGCACTTACTGCTACTAATTCCAGTTATATTAATGTAACAAAAATAAATGATAATACTTCATATAAGGTAGCATTCACAGATTCTATTGGAGGGAATCAAGGAATTTACATTGACGAAGATCTAAATCAATTTACTTATACTCCAGTTTCTGGAAAATTAAGTTCTCCTATTCTTGCTTCTTCAGTTGCTGTAGGAACAGCACCATTGGAAGTAACTTCAACAACACTCGTTTCTAATCTAAATGCTGATTTATTAGATGGGCAACAGGGAACTTATTATCTTGATCTAGGTAATGCTACTAATACACTAGATGAAACTAAAGGTGGTACTGGACTCAGCACATATACTACTGGAGATATTCTATACGCTTCTGCCACAGATACTTTAACAGCACTTCCGATTGGTGGTAATAGTACAATTCTTACAGTAGAAAGTGGAGTTCCTTTTTGGAAAAGTATTAATGCTGGAGATATTGGAGCTATTGCTGGTATTGATGTTCGAGAAGATACTACTTTACTAGGATCTGTAACAACAATCAATTTTGGAACAGGAATTGTTGCGGAGATAGATCCAGCAGATTCCACGATCGCAAATATCACTGTAAATACATCTGCCTTAGCAAGTAATACCGTCAATATTTTAGAGGATGGAACATCTTTAGGTGATTTTGAAAATATCAATTTTATTAGTAGTAACCTTACTGCTGCTGATGCTGGAAGTTCAACTGCAACAATTACTCTAACTGATGATCCAAGTTTCAATACTATAGAACTGACTGTTGCTGATGGCACTGCTCCTCTAACAGTAACTTCAACAACACTCGTTTCTAATCTAAATGCCGATCTATTAGATGGGGAAGAAGGAACTTATTATCTTGATCTAGGTAATGCCACTAATACACTAGATGAAACTAAAGGTGGTACTGGACTCAGCACATATACTACTGGAGATATTCTATACGCTTCCGCTGCAGACACTCTATCGGCACTTCCGATTGGTGGTAATAGTACAATTCTTACAGTAGAAAGTGGAGTTCCTTTATGGAAAAGTATTAATGCTGGAGATATTGGAGCTATTGCTGGTATTGATATTCAAGAAGATACTACTTTATTAGGATCTGTAACAACAATCAATTTTGGTGATAGACTTATTGCCACATTAGATTCTGTAGATTCTACAATAGCAAATATCACATTTACCGATGATCCAACTTTCAATACTATACAACTGAATGTTGCTGATGGCACTGCTCCTCTAACAGTAACTTCAACTACTCTAGTATCAAATCTAAATGCAGATTTACTAGATAATCAACAGGGAACTTATTATCTTGATCTAGATAATGCCACTAATACACTAGATGAAACTAAAGGTGGTACTGGACTCAGCACATATACTACTGGAGATATTATCTATTCTTCTGCTTCAGATACATTATCATCTTTAGCGATTGGAAATTCAGGAAATGTTCTTACTGTAGAATCTGGTGTTCCTGTATGGAAAAGTATTAATGCTGGAGATATTGGAGCTATTGCTGGTATTGATGTTCGAGAAGATACTACTTTACTAGGATCTGTAACAACAATCAATTTTGGAGATAGGATTATTGCGACATTAGACCCAAATAATTCCAGCCTAGCAAATATCACATTTACAGATGATCCAAGTTTTACTACAGTAGAGTTGACTGTTGCTGATGGCACTGCTCCTCTAACAGTAACTTCAACAACACTTGTTTCTAATCTAAATGCCGATCTATTAGATGGGCAACAGGGAACTTATTATCTTGATCTAGATAATGCCACTAATTTTCTCGTAGAAACCAAAGGTGGTACTGGACTCAGCACATATACTACTGGAGATATTCTATACGCTTCTGCCACAGATACTTTATCAGCACTTGCTGTAGGAGCTGAAAATCAAGTATTGACAGTTAATTCTTCTGGAGTTCCTATTTGGAAAACTATTACTGCGGGAGATATTGGAGCTATTACTGGTGTTGATATTCAAGAAGATACTACTTTATTAGGATCTGTAACAACAATCAATTTTGGTGATAGACTTATTGCCACATTAGACCCAAATAATTCCAACCTAGTAAATATCACCTTTACAGATGATCCAAGTTTTACTACAGTAGAGTTGACTGTTGCTGATGGCACTGCTCCTCTAACAGTAACTTCAACAACACTTGTTTCTAATCTAAATGCAGATTTACTAGATAA